CAATTAGTGGATTTTGATGATAATAAGCTCTTTCCATACATCAGAAAGTTGATAGATACACTTGAAGATATACTGAAGCCGTCGCCGATGATTTAAACATGAAAGAGCAAGTCGCCTATCTGGTTTATTACCATTAAGGAGACTTGCTCTTTTTATGCTCTGATGTCGATTGTGATACCGGACTTGAATTCCACGGTGAAGTGGTCGGCGAAAACGGTAATCTTCTCAATGAGCTTTTTAACCAGAGTCTCATCAAATTCTGTAATATCGGTTTCCTGCCCAGCGATGAAGTTCTGCAGTTCCTTAATCCGTTTCATGACGTCTTCTCGGTGATGGCTGTCGAGCTCGGACTTTTCCTTCTGGTCGCGGAGCCGGAAAATTTCGTCAGCGATGGCATCGTAGTCTTGTTTGTTATTTGCCTTCTTAATAAGCTCTTTTTGCAGTTCTTCAAGCCTTGCCTGAATGCCGTCTGGAGAGAGGGTGTCAGCACCCACTACGGTCTTGGCGATATTCTGCTGTAAAGTTTTAAGGAAAAAGTCTCGCTCAGTGAGAATCTGATTGATGGCCTTGACCGTGATCTCTTGAAGCAGGAGCTCGTTTACCGTCCGATTGGTACAGCTTTTTTCGGCGGAGATAGGCTCCAATCGACTGATGCAGCGCCAGACGATGGACTTGCAGCCGTGGTTATTCCAGTGAACACGCCGGTAAAGCTCGCTGCAGTCTCCGCATAAAACCATCTGTGCAAAGCAGTGATTGCAGGAGAAGCTGCGTTTCTTGCCTGTCGGGCTTACGTGAACTGTCCGGCGACGGACAAGCTCTGCCTGCACCTGCATGAAGAGTTCCTTTGGAATGATTGCTTCATGGTCGTCCTCGACGTAGTATTGAGGAACGGTGCCGTTGTTTTTGATCCGCTTCTTTGTGAGAAAGTCAGTGGTATAAGTCTTTTGCAGAAGCGCATCACCCATGTACTTCTCGTTGCGGAGAATTTTGTTGATGGTACTGGTGTGCCATTTTGTCTTGCCAGCGCCAGTGAGAATGCCATCAGCCATAAGCCCGTCGGCAATCTTATTCATGCTGGAGCCTTCGAGATATTCTCGGTAGATGCGCTTTACGATTTCTGCCTGCTCTGGATCGATGATCAGGTGTCCGTTGTCATCCTTGGTGTATCCGAGGAAGCGATTGTGGTTGATCTGCACCTTGCCTTGCTGGTAGCGGTATTGAAGTCCCAGCTTGATGTTTTGACTCATGGACTGGCTTTCCTGCTGAGCAAGGCTCGCCATGATCGTGATCAGCACCTCGCCCTTAGAGTCCATCGTGTTGATGGCTTCCTTTTCAAAATAGACAGGTATGTTCTTTTCTTTCAGCTGCCGGATGTATTGGAGACAGTCGAGCGTGTTTCGGGCAAATCGGCTGATGGACTTGGTGATGACCATGTCTATATTGCCTGCCATACATTCATCGATCATTCGGTTGAATTCGTTCCGCTTTTTGGTGTTGGTGCCGGAGATGCCGTCATCGGCATAGATACCTGCCAGTTCCCATTCCGGATTCTTTTGAATATATTCTGTGTAGTGCGTGACCTGAGCCTCATAGCTTGTTTCCTGTTCTTCAGAATCTGTGCTGACGCGGCAGTAGGCTGCAACACGGAGCTTTTTTTGAGCGGATTGTTTTACTGTATTTCCGACCTGCCGTCTGGCCGGAATCACCATAACATTTCCCATTAGCTTACCTCGCTTTCTATGAGGCTGTAGAGGTATTCTGCCTGCAGCCTCGGATCTTCATAATAATGCTCCGCCGTTGCCATGCAAAAACTAGTAGGAGGTGCTTCAGGCTTTGTGTTCTTTTTCTTGTTCAGCCTGCCAAGTTTTCCGGCGCGTTCCAGACGCATGGCAGCAGCTTTATCGAAGGTTTCTTGATCGATGATGGCCGGGTAAAAATTGTCTCCGAGGTAGTGCCTGTTTTCCATCAGACGCTTTGCCGTGCCGTGATAGGTTTCGATGCCAGCAGCGGAAGCAGCCTTGGTTAGTGCCATCCCGGAGAGGTAATTTTCATAGAGCTTTCGTATTTTATCGGCTTCATCCTTGTTAATCGTGGCGCAGCCGTTTTCAATGCTGTAGCCGTAGGGTATATGTCCCATATCTTCACATCCTTTCCCGAAGTGTCAGACCGCATTTCAATTCAAAGCATACTTCATTTCTGGAGCGTACAATGATGCGGTTCACATATTCTTGAAACAGGTCATCATCGAATTCCTGGAGTATTCCACCTTTTCCCGTAAAGCGCAGGAGTGCTGCGGCTTCGTCAATTTTTGTGACATCTCCGGAAACTGCGTTTTTTAAGGCGTTGATCTCATCTCGGAAACTGTCCGCCTGCGAAAGCAGCTCGTTTGTTTCTTTATTGAAAAGGATCGGGTCGATGATGCCCTGTGTCATAAGCTTTGTCAGCGTCTCGCGCTTTTCTGTGTTATGAGCTAATAAGGTCTGTATTTCCTGAATGCGCCGAAGCGAGTCATCAGAAGATGTGTTTTTCAATGCGTCTACATATGGCTTTAGGATGATCCGGTGCGCGTAGACCAGCTTGTTCATCATGGTGATGAAAGCCTGCTTCAGATCATCGTCTTTTATAAAAAGCATCCGAAGGCTTCAGCCAGACAATGCTGCCTTTAGAAATCGGCGCATCGTCTGCACTGGTAGTGTATTCGTAATAAAGCTGCCCCTTATCATCCCTGTCCACCGCCATCCGGTCAGGCATCAGGGGATAGAGCGCCATCACTTCACCGCGTCCGTTCCGGATGATTTGCGCATAGGCATTCCCCCATAGGAGAAGGTGCGTCATGAGCGTCTCCCTAAACACGAAGGAACTCATCTCCGGGTTCGGCTCATCATGGAGCAAAAGATACAGCGGATGGTCAAGGGCTTTCTCCTTGCCGCCGTCCTCCTTATAGCGGTAGAGGTGGAGTGGCAATCCTGCCACAGCCTCCGCCAGAATACGGACGCAGGAATACACCGCCGTCATCTGCATCGCGGAACGTTCATTGACACGCTTGCCCGAAGAGCTTCCTCCAAAGAAAAAGCTGTAGGCACTGCCTGTAGTACGGTTCTGGGGCTTATCCCTGGAACGGAAAAGCCCGGAAAAGAAACCCATCTCGAATCACCATCCTTTCTGAAAATAGACATAAGAAAAGCACCTACCTTTCGATAGATGCTCTTCGAAAATAGAATTGTTGTTTTTTCTGGCGATCAGCCGTCCAGCAGCCAATCCACAAGGTTCAAGGACTTGATACCGTCATAAGAGACATCTAGCCCCGGCTCAAGGGACAACACGATCTTTTCGTAATTATCCCGGATCTTTTGCAATGGGGCAAGCTCCCGTTTGCGGACATCCTCGCTCTGCATGGATTCCGTCACCTGAATATAGAGTTTGTCGTCAGCCGTGGTGGCGATGAAATCCACTTCCTGATTGTCGATCTTCCCAATGGCCACATCATAGCCCCGGCGGAGCAGTTCGAAGTAGACCACATTCTCAATGGCGTGTCCGCTGTCCCGGTTGCGGAATCCCAGCAAGAAGTTCCGAAGCCCGATGTCCACGATATAGTACTTGCCCAGGGTGCGCAGGTATTCCTTGCCCTTGATGTCAAACCGCTTGATTTCATAAAAGAAGTAGCTTTCCAACAGTGCGGCGATATAGGCCTGCACCGTGTGGGTGCTGGGGGTTCCTCTGCGTTTACCATCCTCCAGGAGTCCTTCGTTCATCAGCGTGTTGCCAATAGAGGAAACTGAAACGCTGCTGCCAATGTTGTCCGCAAGGAACAGGACGATCTTACGCAGAAGCGCAGAGTCGGTGATCTGTCGCTGGCCGCGTCGTTTTTCCCGCTCCAGGATATCCCGCACCACCACGGTGGAGTAAATGCCTTCCAGAAGGCTCAGGGCTTTTTCCTGATCCAGTCCGATGTCCGCGATCCCAGGCATCCCGCCAAAACGCATATAGGCGTCAAATACTTCCCGCAGGTCATAGCGTTCGCCGTTTTTATCAAACACTTGCCGGTGAGTTCCGCCCAAGGCGCTG